CTACGGTAACCGCGCATTCAACATAGCTACCTGTTCGTCGTTCATGTCATCAATCCACATACCGTAAATTTCATACACCATCTGCGCAGTTTCATGCCCCATCTGGCTGGCTATAAATGCCGGGTTCGCTCCTGCCGTCAACAGCCAGCAGGCAAAAGTATGTCGCGTATGGTACGGATTACGGCGGCGAATACCAGCACGTTTTACAGCTGCATTCCATCTCGCTCCCAAACTGCTTACCGAGTAATAAGGTTTCTGTTTTCCGTTACACACCCTGGGCATGAAAACAAAATGCAGTTTTTGCTTTTCAGTTCTGCCGTACTCCCGATGATAAAAAGTGATTTCGCTTTTGCGATGATGCCCGGTCAGTTTGTATTGCTCCTTCAGTGCTTCAAGAGCCGGCTGCAGTAATGTTACCGTCCGGATCCCGGCATTTGTTTTTGGGGGACCGAACATATCAAGTATCGTCAGGTTTCTTCTGACATTCACAATTCCCTTCTCGAAATCCACATCCTCCCATGCCAGAGCAGCCAGTTCCCCGTGACGAAGCCCGGAGTAAACGGCAAATTTCCACAAGTTCTGGCTCTGTCCTTTTTCACTTTCCATTAATGCATTGAATTCTGTTTTAGATAACGGAGCAGGCTTTATTCTGTTTCGCTGTAATTTTTTTACTCCTTCAAATGGTTTGGTTGATATAAATCCCGACTGATACGCAAAACGTAACAACGAACAGAGCAGGGCGATATAGTTATCAACTGTGCGCACGGTTCTTCCTTTTTTGTTGGATCTTGGATTATCCAGGTAAAGCGTTTCTCCATGCAGCAGTTCATTCCGGTAGTTTAAGATATCGCTATAACGAATATGTGATATTGGGGTACTCTCACAAATTATTATCCTGAGTGTTTTTAATTGTGATTTCGTTTTCTTCATTGTGTTTGTTGTTAACTCTGTCTCTTTAATTTTTGTCCAGATATCACAAAGCTCCCCGAATGTTTTTATGACCTTCGTTGTCACCATTTTTGCCCCAGTGCTGGACTGGGGAAAACGTCTTAAATACTCGAATTCGCCGGAATTGATTTCGTGAACTATCAACGCTCTTAAATTCCCGGCCTTTTTAATATTACTGTTAGTAACCTCCCAGCCTTTCAATGTTTCCCGACATCGTTTTCCTCGAAACATGAACCAGATGCGAATGTATTTTCCCCGAATCTCGACACCTGTTGGTAATTTAGACATATCATGAGTCTTTGATAAACTGATTTATCTTCGGATAGTTGTACCAGATAATCCCTCGCTTGCTGTCTGGCTTACCTAAAGGAGATACTCGTTTGAAGTGGAAGCCTTCCACCCAACAGTTCTGGCGGTATGCTTCAATTTGTCTGGCCCCCAGACCAGTACGAAGCATCAGACCGTATTCAACCATCCACTCTTCATTAAAGATCACTTGTGCCATCGCATCACCTCTGGCAGGCGCCAATGTTAGACTGAAATTGACGCCCGATGTTGATTATTAATAATCAGCTATGAAGTTTTAATTTGAATACAATGCAATTCACGAGGACTGAAGTTTCTCGCAATTAAAATTTATCAGTTTTACTTTCTGCTCTCTGGAAACGCCTGCTTCTTTTTTCCCTGAGAGCATTTTTTCGCATTCCGATTTGGTTAACTTTGTTTTTGAGTACCTTGTCCAGTTAGTAGGAGTGCCACCTTCCTTTTCAATAGTGGCGGTAATTTTATACATGAACACCTCCATTATTATTTCCAGTGGTTCGTTTATTCCATCGTTCGAGTGCTTCTTTTTCACTTCCACCATAGCCGGTTCGGGATTCGCATCCGTTACACTTCGCGCGGTAATATCCTGAAATGGCTTTCACCGTTACTGATGGACAACCACAAAAAGGGCATGGTTTGACTTTTTCATACCGCATTGTTTTTTCTCTCATATAATAAAATTTTGTGATGGCGGTGAGGCTACACCGCCAAAGTCAATATCAGGAGCCGATATATTCTGGTTTCATATCTGTCAGTGTCGTTTTATACGCCTCATATAATTCACCCAGATGTGGCCGGGCAGCATTCAGCGTATTTTCCAGAGCAGTAAATTTTTGTTCTGCTTCTGGATCACCTGATGAAGGAAGGTCATTTATCATCTTCTCGATACTGGCAATAGCATTGAGACGGTGATGACGCCGAACCACTTTTCCTTTAAGCTCGGCAAAGAATTCGCCGATCTGGTTTTTCTGATCCTCTATCTCTTGGCGTAATGCAGTGGTTTCCTCAGTCGTGGCCGCACTTTCGACACGCTGCCGGAATTCATCAATCCACGCTTCGTCAATACGCTGTTCGATGGTTTCTGTTCGCTGCTCGCTTACCTCGCTATAATTCTGTACCGGCACAGGATTGATGATTTTTTCCTGTGGCTCTTCCAGTTCGTCCGGGGTATACACGCCCAGGATGACGTCAGGACAATAAAGGCGAGCCCAGTATTTCAACGCCAGATAGGCGAGCTGTTGTTTCGGGTTTGAGGTCCATAAAGGAGAATTACGCGTAATCACGCTGGAAAGAAACACCGGTTCTCCCCAGGTAATCTCACTTTCACCGCGAAGAACTGCACCAACTCGAACTGAGAGACCATACTCATCTTCACTGGTCCAACATGGGATCGTTTCTTTTTTCTCATAGATTCCGCCTCCTTTGGCCGTTTTCTTAACGGTCTCCACTCGGGTGCGAGAGCATTTCTCCCAGTCTCCCTCGTACTTGTAATGGAAGCGGCCTACAATTGCACTTGAGCTAGAGATCACAGCGTTAACCAGTTGTGCTTCATAACCCAGAACTCCGTTTACCAGGTGTGTTTTCTGAGCCACAGCGTAGGGGTTCATGCCCCATTGCATGGCTTGCATGATGATTGCCATGCAGTCGGCAGGATTTCCGCGAAGGTGATCGGGAACTGTGACGGTGGCCTGTGACATCAACCCGGCTACTGCCTGAAGTTGTGTCAACGCCTGAACGTTAAAAATAGTGTTACTGGCAGAAATGGTATTTGGTGTCTGCTCTGTCGTGATGATATTGGTATTTTGCATGGTCAGGTTCTCCATTAAGCCAGATGCAGTGCTTCAAGACGACGAAGATCAAAGTCGTTTAATTCGTCGGTATAACTTTCGGTAATCGGTGCTGGCCAGTTGTTTGTCTCTAGGGCTTCGTTTATCTGGCGTAGCGTCCGGCGATATTCCTGTCGACCAAGTTCCAGGAGTTCCTGCGAGGCTTCCACGACAGCCACCCAGTGATAGCCAGCATCTTTGTTGACGAAGATCCAGAAAAATTTGTCCAGGTTTGCCACATCGCAATACATTGCGGCGCTGAGGTGATAATCATGCTCAATAATTTCACGGTGCAGGCGATCTTTAAGTCGTTCCTGCCGCACATAACCGAGGCTGACTGACTTCACGTCAGCGCAAATGCTTTCGTATGGCAGCCGGATTTCGATATCAGGACGGACCCTGATTTCCAGCCCGGTTTCTTCATCAAACCCGAAATAGCTGATTTCAGATTTGCGATCCGGGTGGTTGAGTAGCCTTGCTGCATCAGTATTGTTTTGCATTGCAGCGTGAATATTTTTTGCCTGTTCATACATATCCGGACTGATAAACGTTTTCCCGGCGTTTTCTTCTTGCTGGCGTTTTTGCCAGTCCTCCAGTGTCACCAGTTCCGGGCGAATTTTCCGTGCGATTTCGGTTAATTGCTCTTTTGTGCCACTGATGTTGTAAGGCAAAGATTTAGCACGTTCTTTTTTTGCCAGTTCTGGGTCTACAGTTTCAATTTGATCCAGAAGCTGCTCCCGTGCTCCACTGGTTTTCAACAGAGGAGGGAGGCTTGCGTTGTATTCTTTAATACAGGCTTTCATTGCTGATGCTGTATGTTTTTCCCCCTCAGGAATACGCCGAAATTCCATCGGAAGCGAACCGTAAAGGATGCCTGTTTCTTCGGCCCCAGCACTTACAGACAGTGGCTGTATAAGAGTGCTGTTGTAGCTTTCGATCCACTCTTTCATCTGCTCTGGTGTCATCAGTGCTGGCAGACTGGCATTGTGTTTTTTAATGATGGCGATCAGTTCGTTAGAAGTAGTAACCACATATTCAGGAACCGGTACCGGAATGGCATATTCATCAGCGAATTTATCCGTTTCCAGAACATAGCTGTGAATGATCCGCCCACGCAGCAGTGCATCACTTTCCTCGTTCGGAATAGTTCCGGCAATGTGCCGCCCGTGGTAATACATCAGGCTGATACGGGCATCCTTCAGCATCGTGCTGCTTATTCCGTTGGCGGAGTGATAAACCTCGTTCGGGAGGTTTTCATAGCGGCCTGGCTCGAAATATGACGGCCACATGATTTCAGTTGCTACAGGAGCTGACGCTTCACCAGTTTCATCACTGCAATCGTGATGCGGATGGTTGCCAGCGTTCTCCTTGTGCGGATGTTCAGCGCCTTCCATTTCCTCCGGATCATTTTCCTTAGCTTCAACCTGATTCTCTTTATCGAATGTTTCTTGGTATGTTGCGTCGCCCATTACCGCACCACAGTCAGGGCAGTTATCCCCGCCAGTCTGACCGCAGGCGGCGCAGACTTTTTCCGGTTCCTGTTGCGCATCTGGTTCATTTTGTCGCGCATTTTGGCCGTTTTGTTCCGATTTTCGGTCGTTCTGTTCCGTTTTTGGCTGATGCTGGTACACAGAATCGCGGGTCTGGATCCCCTTAACCCATTTCGGATCATTTGGGGCGCTAATCCCTTCAACAAATTCTCCGCGATAGGCAGCCAGTAATTTGTCTGCATCGACAGGATTTTTGGGCGGAATGTTTTTCCGGGCTTCATGGAGTTCTGCCCGCAGTTTCTGATATTTCGCATCAACAGAATTTACCTGTGACTGAGCATCCAGCGGCTGCGTGTCCTGATGATGTTCAGTTGCATCCGGTTCCACTGTTTCAGCCGTTGCCTGTTCATCTGCCATTGCGCAAGATGGTTGCGGTTTTTCTTCATCATCCTGTTTTTCTTCTTCTGTTACACGCTGCGGCATCGGGGCAGAGGAGCGACCGCAGGCAATATCCACGATTTCCGGATCAGGGTTGGCATGATCGGTTTCAGTCAGTACTTTGTTCAGATATTCAGTGACGTGCGCGGGGATGACCTCGATCCCAATTGGTGCTTCTTTCACGGACGCAACCACGATGGCGCGGGAATAATCCAGCCCGCCAGGCATGGTGATGAATTTGTCGCGGAAAACAGAAAAGGGCGGTTTATTTTCAGCGATAATTTCCTCAATGCGTTTAGCGTGTGCAGGATGAAGGTTATAGATGTCCACATCCATTGAACGGGCCAGTACGCCAGTGGCTACATCGCGCGCCAGTGACGTCAGATCGTGGACGAAACCTTCGCCGCGATCGGTGAGGTTCCCGCCGCCAGCATTAGCACCGGAAGCCGTGCGAGTGATGCGTGAAACACGATTCCCTTTTCGCCATTCTTTTGTCAGAAGACCGCGATCAATGTGTTCGGTATCCAGCCAGGCTGAAATGAAATTCTTAAATTCATAGGGCTGATGTTTTTTCGTGATAGAGAAAACTGCCTTAATTGCATCAGTCAGGCGGAGCAGGGCGGCATTATCCAGAGTTGTCGGTTCTGCCATGCCGCGTATGGCCAACAGCAGATTCTGGACATAGCTGTTTTCCTGATCCATCTCAAGAGCAGTGATGTGTTCGCGTTGTTCACGGGTGGCATGATGCAGGTATTTCCGATCCCCGGCCGCATACGTAAAAATGTGCAGAAGACGCTGTGTGAACCGCAAAGTGGCTACAGAGACTTCGCAATCCTGGCAATCCCCGTGGGCGTCTGCCTGCGCGTTTTCTTCCTGGCCCCCCGCCAGTTCTTTGGTTTCCTGAGCATTATCATGGTGGTGAACGTCGTCTGGCGCTGCTCCCGGTTTTAGTTCCCAGGTCATGGAGTCTTTGCTGAGTTGATAGCGTTCACTCCAGGTAAAATCGATCTCACCTTCAGGGGGAAGGTCATTAACGACAGGAAAATTCGTGGCAACAGCTTTAAAATAGCTGCTCAGTTTTTTACCTGACTTAACGATCAGGTAGTCCAGAGTGGCACAGGTCGATTCAAAATCGTCGCTTGCCCACAAGACGACGTCAGGTTCACCGGATGATTTTTTCGCTTTCCGTAACAGGAAGAGTGGTTTTGTGCTCATTGTTTTTTAACCTCAACTCAGATTAAAATTCGTTTTGTTCAGTGAATGATCTTGCCGGATACACACTGTTCATAGCCTGCGCCATACGCAGGCTATTTCTTTCAGATTTCACCGTTTAATTTCATTGCAATCAGAGTTGCCAGAAATCCGGTTTTTTTTTCTGCGGGCAGATTCTTTCCGATGTGAACCAGGCACATTTTTGTGACACCTTCATCAAGTGTTTTTACGTTGCCTGATGGACCGTCGATATCAACCACAGTGAATGGGGTTTCTTTATTTTCTGTTTTAATCACGTAGCCAATACGCTTTCCTTCCAGATTAACCTCGTGAACAATGTCATCGGTAGTTACAACAGTGGCTTCATAATTGGTAATCATGTTTTTCTCCTTAATTAAGGTTGAGTGAATCCCTGCCATTGCTGGCATAAATTCAGTTTCGAATAGTCAGTTAATTAAAGTTCGTGTGCCATCTGGTCTTTTTCGGCACATATTTCACTACAATATTTTTTCATTTCCGTCGTTGGGATAACTCCACGCATGAAATGAAGTGGTTTTGTAATGCTTTTGCTTTTTTCAACTTCTTTATTGCAAAGGTGGTAAGCACATTTTATTTTCTTAGTCATCACCATGACTCCGCCTTTACAGGTAAACCATCACGACCGAGGAAGACTTTAATCATGCAGTCAGTAATGCATGTTTTTGTGGTCAGGTTACGAATATAAAGTTTTCGCTTTTTAATATTGTTTGCCGAGGCAATATATGTCCGGCCTTCATGAAGAACATAATCGCCAGGAGTCACACACTGACGTGGTATTTCATCAGTTCCGAAGTGATGTGCAATCATAATTATCTCCATTTTTACAAATGAACTTTGTTGATGCGGTGCCTGGTGCCTCCAGGTGACGTTAACCAGTTAACAATTAACGCCGGATAATCCACCCATAACACTGATGCTTTTAACTGTTCCGCGTGCGCTTAGCCGCATTCACCGCATCACAAAATTCACTTTAAAAAGGGGCGGACATCAGCCGAACTTCAAGAAAAAACTGATGCCGCCAAGACTACACACAGCAATGTCGTTATTTACAACCGGAGGCGCACTCCCACCATTTAAATTTAACAGACAAAACCGACTCTTTATGGATATCGGAAATGCGCCTTCGTGTTGTGCCCGGTTTTATTTCACCACCTCCGGGCTTTGGTGGTTTCTGCTATACCCCTACAGCGAGAATATTGAATTAATCCAAATAATGGATTAGCCAGTATTTCTGGCAAGCCAGCGACGTGCGCCCGTTTCAGTTTTGAATGTCTTGCTTTTGGTATAAGTCATGGCAGTGAACGTTCCATCTTGGTTGGGGAACACGCCGCACCCCAGGGATTCGTTATTGCCGAGGTCGATTTTTTGCATTTTTCGCACCTCACATTTTGTTGTTGCGGATAGAGGCTTCTGCCTGCCAGAGATCCCAGTCGTTGCTGCGTAAAGCCTGCACAGCCTGGTTGTAAGTGATACCGCAACAATCCATCAAATACTGAACTACTTCGTAATGCACCATCTTATCTCTCCCCTTAACGCCGGGTGGCGGAACTAAAACCTACAGCGCCGTGCTGCTTCTGCAATAATATTAGTTATATTCATATTGATGATCAACATAAATATGCATTTTATTGATAAAAATGTACTATCCTAATGAAAATTTTAGTGTTTTTTTTTGATAAAAAAGTAAGGCGATGGGGGCGCAGGGGACAAAAAAACCGCCAGGGATGGCGGTTTAGTTACGAGGTAGTGGGGGCTATTTCTTCATGCGTTTCTGAGCTGCCAGCATATTTTCAAACGCTTCTTTGTAGAGTTCATTCTGGCCTTTAAGCCTTTCGATTAGTTTTGCTTTTTCTGATTCGGGGAGGATATCAAAAAGATCCAGTAAATCAGCTTGTTGCTTGTTAACCATCCGCCACCCTTCGCCTTCGAAACTTTCGTCATAAGTTCCAGAGGAACGGACGTAATTCATCAGATCAGCTAAATCAGGCCTCAAGTCTTCAGGCTTAACTCTTAGCAATACTGCGAATTTTAATGCCGCATCAGTGTTAAGTGGAGCCTTTCCGTTGAGATAGTGGCTAACCGTAGATTGCGTCTCAAAGCCCATTAGCTCGGCAGCAAGCTCCTGAGTCAATTTGAGCTCTCTTTTTTTTGCATCCCAGATTCCGCGTAGACGCTGCGTAGCTTCTGGCGATGCGATTTCTTCGCGTTTTCTTCTCATACCACCATCTTATGAACACAGCTCATAATCTCAAACTGATATAACTATTGATCATTTAAATTAGTATAGTTAATATTTTGGCAAACATTACTAAGGTGACCCTTATGACATTAGATGAATATTTGAAAAAAAATCGTGTACGACAGTCTTGTTTGGCCGCGCTGGCTGGTTGTTCGCAATCAATGATTAGCCTCGTTGCTACTGGACGTAGTCAGTTAAGCCCTGAAAAGGTATTGCGTATCGCAGAGGCTACGAATTTCGAGGTTACACCTCATGAACTCCGGCCTGATATCTACCCGAATCCGACCGATGGTTTACCTGTTGGATGTAAGGCTAACACACAAAATGCACAGGAGTTGATTCATGAAAATCAGGCATGAGCACATCGAATCAGTGCTGTTAGCCCTGGCCGCTGAAAAAGGGCAGGCATGGGTAGCCAATGCAATTACTGAAGAATATCTGCGCCAGGGGGGCGGCGAATTGCCCCTGGTACCAGGCAAGGACTGGAATAATCAGCAGAACATCTATCACCGTTGGTTAAAAGGTGAAACGAAAGCGCAAAGGGAAAAAATTCAGACACTGATCCCTGCGGTTCTGGCAATTCTTCCGCGCGAGCTGCGTCACCGACTCTGCATCTTCGATACCCTGGAACGCCGTGCATTGCTGGCGGCGCAGGAAGCGTTGAGTACGGCAATTGATGCGCATGATGATGCAGTCCAGGCCGTTTACCGGAAAGCACATTTCAGCGGTGGTGGGTCGCCCGGTGATTCTGTCGTAGTGCATTGATTGAAATTAATCGTGCCGGATTGTTTTGTTCGGTATCAGTTAAATGTAACGCTGCGAGCGTTACAAGGTGAAAACAAATGGCTTCAAACTGGATAAAGCTCGAGGTTATTACGCCGGATAAGCCGGAAATATTCAGGCTTGCTGAGATTCTGAATATTGATCCAGATGCCGCATTAGGGAAGGTTATTCGCTTCTGGGCATGGGCGGATCAACAAATGATAGACGGTAATGCAGATTGTAACGCTCGCGGCGTTACAAAAAGTGCAATAGATCGCATCACTTTTATGGCTGGTTTTGCTGATGCGTTAATTCAGGTTGGATGGCTGGTCGAAAATGACGTTGGGCTTTCTCTACCTAACTTTGAACGCCATAACGGAAAAAGCTCTAAAAAACGGGCGGTTACAAACGAACGAGTTACAAAAATACGTGAACTGAAACGAAAAGGTAACGCTGCCGGCGTTACACAAACGGATCAAAAAGCGCTACCAGAGGAAGAGGAAGAGGAAGATCTAAATACTGATCTCCCCCTAAATCCCCCTCGCCAAAAACGAGCGTCTAAAAAATTCGAGCCGGAGGCTATTGAGCTGCCCGATTGGTTGTCGGAAACACTCTGGCATGAGTGGGTCCGGTTCAGACAGGCATTGCGAAAACCGATTCGAACGGAGCAGGGCGCTAACGGGGCGATACGGGAACTGGAAAAATTCCGTCAGCAGGGTTTTACACCTGAGCAGGTGATTCGACACAGCATCGCCAATGAATACCAGGGCCTGTTCGCGCCGAAAGGTGTTCGGCCTGAGACGTTACTCCGACAGGTTAACACCGTCTCGTTACCGGATAGTGCGATCCCGCCAGGCTTCAGGGGGTAACTGACCATGAAAAATATTGCGGCAGGCGGCATTCTTGAACGTATCCGCAGACTGGCCCCGCCACATGTAACCGCCCCATTCAGAACGGTTGCTGAGTGGCGCGAGTGGCAACTTGCTGAAGGCCAGAAACGTAGCGAGGAGATCAACCGCCTGAATCGCCAGTTGCGGGTGGAAAAAATTCTGAATCGCTCAGGCATCCAGCCGTTGCACCGTAAATGCTCGTTTGCGAATTACCAGGTGCAGAACGACGGCCAGCGATACGCGTTAAGCCAGGCGAAATCCATCGCCGATGAACTGATGACCGGGTGTACAAATTTTGCGTTCAGCGGAAAACCTGGTACCGGGAAGAATCACTTAGCGGCAGCTATCGGGAATCGCCTGCTGAAAGACGGTCAGACAGTGATTGTGGTTACCGTGGCTGATGTTATGAGCGCCCTGCACGCCAGCTATGACGACGGGCAGTCAGGCGAAAAATTTTTGCGGGAACTGTGCGAAGTGGATCTGCTGGTTCTTGATGAAATTGGCATTCAGCGCGAGACGAAAAACGAGCAGGTGGTACTGCACCAGATTATTGATCGACGGACAGCGTCGATGCGTAGCGTGGGAATGCTGACAAACCTGAACTATGAGGCCATGAAAACATTGCTCGGCGAGCGGATTATGGATCGCATGACCATGAACGGCGGGCGCTGGGTGAATTTTAACTGGGAGAGCTGGCGCCCGAATGTTGGCTTGCGATGATTTTTATGAGGAAATAATCGACGAATGAGGGCTAATGTCTGGTCACCCGGTTGACAATTACAAATATTTTATTGACGATGAATGGAAAATGCGTGACGATTACAATATATGACTTGTCAAAGTATAATGAGAGATTGCATGAAGATTAACCATGAGGATTTAATTGATCTTATAAAGGCATCACTGGATGCGAATTACAGCGAAGTTCGTAGTGTTAGTAATCGCATTGTTCGCGCAATTAGCGCTCAGGATGCTGACTTAGCAAAGCAAATTAAGTCTATCATCCGTAAAAAAGGGGTACCATTACGTAGCTCTGGTTATACGGACAGTTTGCCCTTAGATCCGAAATCAAGGATGCCTTTAGTGGAAGAAGTCGAATGGCCTGCAACGCCTTTATTTCTTTCTGATGAATCACAGCATATTTTTCATGCTTTTATTCAGAATGTTATCCATCAGAATGAACTTATAGAGAATGGAATTCCAGGTAAATTGAATTTACTTCTTTCTGGTCCGCCAGGAACAGGTAAGACATTAGTCGCTGGTCATATCGCATCCAAATTAAACAAACCGCTCTATGTTGTTCGGCTTGACTCTGTTATTTCTTCTCTGTTAGGTGATACAGCGAAGAACCTAAGACAGATTTTTGACTTCGTCCCGACAAAAGATGGTGTGTTATTTCTTGATGAAGTAGATGCGGTTGCTAAGCTTCGTGATGACAATCAGGAAGTTGGAGAGTTAAAAAGAGTTGTTAACACATTAATCCAAGGACTGGATTCTCTTGATGATTCTGCTATTGTCATTGCTGCAACTAATCATTCGAAGCTATTGGATCCAGCAATTTGGAGACGTTTCCCATATAAAATTAGCTTTGGTTTGCCTGGACAAGATGTCAGATGTGCTATGTGGGAACATTTTTTATTTAGAGATGATACGGATTCATTTCTAAGTAAAATGTTATCTATCATATCAACTGGGCTAACAGGTGCTGATATTGAAAATATCAGTTTATCTGCAAGAAGGCATAGTGTTTTATCTGGCAATGGACTGGATATACCATCTGTTGTTTATGCTATATTGAATAGCGTTGCAGATAGTACAGCAATTCCTTTTGGTAAGGATATAAATTCGAGTGTTAAGAAAAATTTAGCGAAGGAATTATCTAAGTTTAAATTATCACAGGCAGATATCGGTAGACTTTTAAATGTGAGCAGGCAAACTATATCAGGTTATTTCAAGGAATAATTATGGTCAGTGAAAATAAAGCTAAAATTTTAAACCCAATAATTACTTTATTGAAACCACCAACGCCAGAGGCGATTCCTGTTGGAGGGAAAAGTCGTAAAAATATTGTTGGTTCACGGTTGAAACAACAGCGTGAAGTTTTATCCTCAGAGATAGATTCCATATTAAGAACAGAAGGTGAAATAGTTAAACATCGTGGTAAGTATCATATAGTAACAAGTATGTTTGAGGACTCATATGCACCATCGTTTATACCAGATTCATTATTCTGTCCCAGTGTTGAATGTAAGATAGTTGCACCAGCATACAATGGATATTTAATTGAGGTCAATAGCAATGCTTTATTGAAGTTGAAAAATAAAATTAATAATGCAAAAGCTATTACTGATCTTGTGGATATTTCAAGGGTTAGAAGTGTTAGTCTTTTTGATTCATCTTGTACATTGCGAAATAGTAGCCTTGATTCGCTCTGGAATACAGTTAAGGCTTTGAATACATTTCAATTTAATATGTGGCTTATGCCTTTTTTTGATGAGCTTTCTAGAGAGTCTGTAGTTTCAACTTTTTTAAATTTTTTAAATGATGGTATCATCGCTTTTGGTTATTCAGATTTTGACATAAAAACTATAAATCAAGATGCTGCTGTTGGCGGGGATAATATAGTCATAGTTCCACCGTTACTTATTGAAGCGATAAAAAAGTATCGTAAATCAGGTCAAGCATCCGTTACCGTCACTGTAGAGACTAAAGATAGTTTAAACAGGATACTGAATAGCAGTGCTGTGTATCGTATAGATCCTGTATCACCGCTAAACGTAACAGATACTCCTCCTGGTAATGGGGCTGAACCTGTTCCACCAATATTGGGGGATAAGAAAATGCCAACTGTAGTTGTAATTGATGGTGGGTGTAATGCGAAATCATATTCAAATTTAAATATATATAAACTAAATCCGCTAATTCCAGATCATGATGCAGATTGTAAACATGGTAATAAAGTTGTATCGTTGTTATGTCACGGTTATGCTTGGAATAATAATTTAAACTTACCTAAATTGCAATGTAGCTATATAAGTGCACAGGCTATTGCGAAAAGGGGAGTGTTGAAACAACCAACTCCGGATCAATTTTTAAATTATTTAAGAATGGTTGCTGACAAAACGTCATCTATCGCCAAGGTCTGGAATCTTTCGTTTAATGAAGACGCTCCTCATTATAACTGTAATGAGATAAGTTATCTGGGACATAAAATCAGTTTGTTGGCTCGAGAATTTGGTATTCTGCCTGTAATATCTATCGGTAATGTTTCAAAGAACGAAAAACAAAAAAATCTTTGTCCGCCCGCAGATTGTGAGTCAGGAATTACAGTAAGTGGGAGAACGGCCAATCATGAAGGAATGCCTTCAGATGGCTGTCCTTTAAGTCGGAAAGGCCCTGCTCCTGCAGGAATGAAAAAACCTGAGTTATCATGGTTTTCTCGAGTTAGGGTGATAGGTGGAACAGTAGATATCGGAACAAGTTTTAGTGCTCCATTAGTTTCATCTATTGCTGCTCATACCTTTTCGAATATTAAAAATGCCACTCCTGATTTGGTTAGGGCATTATTGATTAACAGGAGTGAGTTGCTTTCTCATGATGATGCATTAGGATGGGGGACTCCTTGGGATGGCGATTTACTGCCATGGTATTGTAAAGATGGCAGTGTCACATTAACGTGGATATCTAAGTTAAAGGCTGGGGCTGCTTATTATTGGAACGATCTTCCATTACCTCCAGAGATGTTAGTTAATGGTAAATTAGTTGGTGAGATATCTCTGACAGCTATACTAAAACCTAAGGTTTCTGAGTTCGGAAGTGAGAACTATTTTTCGACAAGGCTCCAATGTTCGTTACAGGCAATAAAAGAAATTAACGGAACGCTAAAAACAGAAAGCCTTCTTGGGTCAATGAAAGAATCTTCTGTTGATGAGCGTAAAGCTAGAAATGAACTTTCTAAATGGAGCCCTATTCGCCATCATGCAGAGTCGTTTAAGAGAAAAGATATAACAGGGTGTAAAATTCGGCTTTATGCTAGGATATATGCTAGAGATTTGTATCAGTATGGGTTAAATAACCAACGGGAGCTTGAAGAGCAAGAGGTTTCCTTTGTTTTAACTTTTAAAAGTGTATCAGGATCGTCCTCAATATATACATCAATGGTTCAGCAACTTGGTGTTTATGTTGAAAGTGCTGTTATAGATAATCACATTAACATAGATGTTAATAAGTGATGTACAGAAACTGATTTATTATTATGTTAATTAATGTATTACCCGCTTCGGCGGGTTTTTGTTTTTATTTTCAATACGTTTGAAGTTATGGACGATGCCGGAATAGAATCAAAAATACTTAAGTAGCGCGCAGGGAGAAGAGGGATGGACCCCGAACAGGGGGGTGCTATTTATCTGGAAGGATTCTGTTGATGAAAATTGAAGAATTACGTGAAATTTTTAGTGAAAATGGCCTCTTTGCTGTGCGCGTTGAGAATGGGGAAGTTATCTACGCAACGTTAATCCCTGATAATCATGTAATTTTATCTATCGAGGCATTCATTGAATATCTTGAAAGGCTCGGTTTCAAGGTGATTCGGGAATGAGTTATAATTCGTAAGCCAGCCTGAACAACTGGCAACCTACAGCGCCATTGGAGACAGCAATGGCGCATATACAACTGGTCAAACAAACCTCTTCCGGATTACTTCTCCCGGCGACGCCGGAGAGTTGCGATTTTTTGCATCAAATCAAAATAGGTGAGTGGATACACGCAGACTTTAAGCGTGTGCGTAACTACGCATTCCACAAGCGTTTTTTCAAACTCCTGCAACTGGGATTCGATTACTGGACTCCGGTCGGTGGGGTGATCACGCCTCGCGAACGAGAACTGGTGTCCGGTTTCGTTGATTTCCTGTGCGAATCAGTAGGTCGGGAACATACGCCAGCCCTTAGTGATGCTGCAGAGCAATACCTTAACACCGTTGCGACTCGCAGAACCCGGGATACGGCCTTACTCAAGTCATTTGACGCTTTTCGCGAATGGATAACCATTCAGGCCGGATTTTACACCGAGCATTTTTATCCGGACGGTAGCCGTGGACGCCGGGCGAAATCCATCGCTTTTGCGAATATGGACGAAACCGAGTTTCAGCAGGTTTATAAATCTGTACTGAATGTGCTGTGGAACTGGATCCTGTTCCGTAAATTTTCCTCTCCGGAGGAAGTCGAAAATGTGGTCGCACAGTTACTGGAGTTTGCGTAATGGTGGATTTACGTAAAGCGGCGCGGGGGCAGATGTGCACCATCAGAATTCCTGGCTACTGCAATCACAATCCCGAAACTTCTGTGCTGGCGCATTACCGACTGGCGGGGACGTGCGGAACAGCGACAAAACCACACGATATGCAGGCAGCGATTGCCTGTAGATCGTGCCACGATTTAATCGACGGGCGGGTAAAAACCAGTGATTACACCAAAGAAGAATTACGCCTGATGCATGCAGAAGGTGTTTTTCGCACACAAGAAATCTGGAGAAAGGAGGGATATTTATGATTTACCCAACGAATACAGGAAAAAGCGGAGAACACCTTCGTCTCACTACGCTGGAAAGTGTCTGGATTCAGGGAAAACTACGTATGTGGGGGCGCTGGTCATATATTGGTGGTGGCAGGTCAGGAAATATGTTCAATCAGTTGTTGGCATCCAAAAAATTGACGAAAACAGCCATCAATGAAGCCCTGCGCAGAATGAAAAAAGCGGGAATAGAGAAACCTGAGCTGGAAGCGTTTTTGCGAGAGATGATCAATGGTAAGCAAAAGAGCTGGCTGGCGCATTGTACTGATGCAGAGGCGTTATGTATTGATCGGGTTATAAGTGAGGTGCTGGCAGAACATCCGGGATTGATTAGCATCCTCCGACAACGGTATGAGGGGCGAGGAATGAGTAAGAGAAGGATGGCCGGGTTACTAAACGAACAGTATCCAGAGTGGTGTTTTAACACATGCGAAAAGCGAATTGCTAATTGGTTGGCTGTTGCTGAGTGTGCGCTATACATTCCCATGCGAGAATCATTTGCTCAAAAAATGGCTTGATTTCTTACGCATAAACTGCTTCAATTCCGATACGCTTCGCAAAGCTGTATCGCGTGGCGAATTAATCGCATGAACTTCACCAGAACCCGCCATTGAGCGGGTTTTGTTGTTATGTTTAACCATCTACGGGAGAGCTGGCGCTCTACTGACTGGTATTTTGATAACGAAATCTTAAATATTTTATATTGTGATTGTTAGTTGTCTAAATTTTATGTATGTTAAGCGGCACAGGATTCCTCCTGCGACGAAGTTTTAGTGGAATCATTATTTACTTTTCTTATGCCAGCCTTTCCTTGAGGTTGGTTTTTTTATACCTGAAAAAGCAGGTTGGTACGTTAAACTTTATGATGGCTATGCAATTTTAGTTTCTCCTTTCCTGAACCCTCTTGACTACATGGAATTTTCTTTGTTATGTAAAGCGAGTTAATGTTGTTAAGTTGTTAGAGGATGATTATGAGTGACAGTACTCTGCTCAGGAATTCTTCACTTTTTGTTGCTTACATGGGGTGTCTTGGGTGGGGAAGTGCTTATTTCTATGGCTGGGGTACTTCCTTTTACTATGGCTTTCCATGGTGGGTTGTCGGGGCCGGTGTTGATGATGTGGCCAGAAGCCTGTTTTATGCTGTCACAGTTATCGTTATATTCTTGGCTGGATGGGGGATCGGTATTGTCTTCTTTCTGGGGATCAAACAAAAAAATAATATGAAGGATTTGAGTGCTGTCAGGCTTTTTCTTGCGATATTGTTGCTTTTTGTTCCTCCGGCTCTGGAGTTTTCGGTAATTCATCAGCACTTTGTGCCAGATGCATTGGTTTTATGCGCTATTGTGGCATTAATAATTACCATGTTCGTCAGAACGGGCAGGAAGTTTATTTACGTTAAATGTATTTCTGAAGTGTCTTTTATTCGGCATCACAAGATTGAGTGTGTTATGGCCGGATTCATGCTCTATTTCTGGTTGTTTTCGCTTATTGCTGGATGGTACAAACCTCAGTTTAAGAAGGAGTATCAGACACTTCACTATGAGAGCGTTTGGTATTACGTTCTTGCTCGCTATGGTGATCGCTTGGTTTTATCAAAATCGTACAGGCACGGTAGTACGAATTTCGTTATACTTAATAGCGCACATACAGATGAATTTGAAATTAATATAGTCAAAGTGCGCTAAAACATTATGAGTAACCGGGATATAGACTTTTCTGCTTGTTGTTCAGATATTTTTACTTGATTGTAGCTGACATACAAGATTTAAACGGTTGTGTTGGGTGGATTACAGCGCTAAACTGATTCAGTCAATATTTTTCAATCGGCCCTTTAGCTCAGTGGTGAGAGCGAGCGACTCATAATCGCCTGGTCGCTGGTTCAAATCCAGCAAGGGCCACCATTCCGCCACTAGCTCATCGGGATAGAGCATCAACCTTCTAAGTTGATTGTGCGAGGTTCGAGTCCTCGGTGGCGGACCATTCCATGCAAGTTTAGCTGGCAGCGCTATTAGCTCGGCGTAATAGGGCTATTCGTTAGGCTCTGTTAGTTCACCATATTTCGTCAAAACTTTTCTTTTCAACGCTACAGTTAACGTTAATCATTACAAAAACTACTGCTGATGTAAGTCTTGTGAACTGTTATTTCTGAAGAGCTTACTGTGATTTATTGCGACAACGGAGTTAGCGTACTCCCAATTTGTTCATTTTTATGTTGTTTTTTTTCACAATTTCCTGTGAGAAATCAGAAGTCTGGATGAAATAACGTAAATTGTATGCGTATGATACATATTTATACATATATTTAAATATGAAAACTAATTAGTTTTTGATGTCATATAAATTATCGGTAATATTACTCCCGACCCGAAAGGCAGCAAGTTTCTGTTCACAGGGGTGTTACCCGCTGTCTTGCGGGTCATTGCAGGCATCCGTTTAATCATAATGAAGGGCTGTTATCAGTATCAGTGTCATTATTGTGGTTACGGAGGCCTGCTCTATGTGCAGGTATCGTATAGTGGTTATTACATCAGCCTTAGGTTGGTAATGCCGGTTCGATTCCTGTTCTCCGCAACTTCATTGTTTTTTTGGACAAGTTTTTACAGCACTGGCGAATTTTCGTGAAGAACAGACCTGGCAGGTGGATTTGTTGTTCTTCATTCTGTAGACCTGACCGCCTACAGTTTCAGTGCTTTTTTTGTAGTCATCCCTGCATGTTGCAGGGATGAGGTGATACCAGAATGCGTCGTTGTCTGTTTCCGGGCTTACGATTTGCCAGTTTGCACAGCAGGCTGACGGCGCATTCTTATAACATCTATACAAGTAAACTCTGTTTCATCATTACATTGCGTTAGCCCGCCTTATGTGTGGGCATTTTTTTACCTATGCATATGGCTCGCTGCGGCGGGCCTTTTTCATATCCGCGCCACGCCTGGCGCACATCACATCAGATAGCGCCACACAAAAGGTATCTGCGGGTGCCTTTGACGGGGTGTTTTTTTACGGGCCGACAGAGGCCCTTTTTTATTTACAGGAGAAAAACGTATGTCTGAACCCTTGTCCGGTTCCGGCACGGCTGCGGCGCTCGGCGGGGCGACGGTATTCGGGCTGTTTACCGGAACGGATTTCGGGATTGTGTTTGGTGCATTCGCAGGGGCGCTGTTTGTGGCCACGATACCACAGCAGATTTCTGTCTGGCGTGTGGCAGCGCATTTTCTGGTGTCGTTCATTGTTGGCGTGCTGGGGGCGGATGTGATGGCGTCTTACCTGGTTGAAAAACTGAATCTCCACAGCACATCTCTCGACGCGCTTTGCGCGGTACTGGTATCGGTGGTGTCGGTGAAGATTCTCTCATTCATCCACCAGCAGGATATCGCATCGCTGGTATCCGGGCTGTTCTCCCGTCTGCGGGGTGGAGGCGGCAATGTTAAATAACCTTCCCGGATTGCTGAATGTGGCGTCATGTACGGTTATCGTGCTGACGCTCTTTTTTTATCGTCGTCGTGATTCCAGACATAAACCGCTGATGTCATGGCTGGCCTGGCTGCTGATGCTGCTGTATGCCTTTGCGCCCCTCAGCTATCTGTGTGGTCGCTTTCCACCCGGTAACTGGCTGGTCGTCCTGATTAACCTGGTGTTCTGCGTGCTGGTGATACGAGCACGCGGGAACGTATCAAAAATCCTTGTATTACGAAGGCGCTGATATGAAGTCGAAAGATGAAATTTTTGACGAAATTCTGGGAAAAGAGGGCGGTTACGTCAATCACCCGGATGATAAAGGTGGTCCGACTAAATGGGGCATCACTGAAAAAGTTGCCCGTGCACACGGTTATCAGGGCGATATGCGTGACCTGACGCGTGGGCAGGCGCTGGAAATACTCGAGGCGGACTACTGGTACGGACCACGATTCGACCAGGTTGAGGACCTGTCTCCTGATATTGCCGCAGAGTTGTGCGATACGGGCGTGAACATGGGGCCAACTGTGGCGTCCAGAATGCTTCAACGCTGGCTGAACGTTTTCAACCTGCGCGGGAAACTCTATCCGGATATGGATGCTGATGGACGCATCGGGCCGCGTACTCTTAATGCATTACGGGCATATCTGAAAAATCGCAGCAGGGATGGTGAACTGGTACTGGTGAAAGCCCTGAACTGTACGCAGGGCGAGCGTTATCTGGAGCTGGCAGAGAAACGCGAGGCCAATGAGTCGTTTGTCTATGGCTGGATGAAAGAGCGCGTGGTGGTTTAAAAACTGACACTGAAGTGCTGAACACCCTCAACTCATGCAGGCTCTTTTCTGGGGCTACGATGAGCGAAAGTAAGGGGCATAGCATCAGATAGCAAAAACCCCGGCTGCGGTAACAGTCCGGGGTTTTCTGTTTCTGGCCCTGGGTAAGGCAAAGGAGAACATGAGGAAGTATAAACTAATTCTGTTGAGGTTGACTATGAAAAACGGCCTTGAATTGAAAGCGCCTGTAACTGATGACATCAGCAGAGCGGTGGCTTTTGCCATTAAGTGGGTGGCGGTCGGTATCACTGTGTCTCCGATGCTGTATGGGATGGCAAAATTGATCATTGCAGTGAAATCGTAAGTGGGGCAGGGGTAAATATGTCAGATAGCATTATAAAACTGGCGCGAATTCTCTGTGTGGTTGTTGGCCTTTCATTTTCAGCAATGTTGGTTGCCATTTTCATTTCCACCGCCTGGCGAGTATTGAGCTTATCCGGATTGATTGGTGGATAGTGAGATGAAGCGAAAACACTGGACACACAGAATGCCGAGAACGGCGGCGAAATGGGCACTGGTAGCGATACTGGTGCCTTTTTTCCTGGTGGGATGCGTCAGCCTGGATAAGGCGCGCCAGCTTTTCGATACAGCTTCTCAGGTCTGTGAAATTGTCGACGGTGTTCGGCAGTGTATGCAGAACTGATCGCCTGTAAGAGCAGAATATTTTGCTGAAAAATGAAGGATACGCCGGCGTCCGGAAAGCATGAAATTCTGCTGCGTGTGCCAATTTTATCTTATTCATTCTAAATCTTGCCGAATCAAGATGAACTTTGATCAACTGCCTGGCGGCAAGGGGCATTAAAACAGGAGAAAATTATGTGGAAACCTACAGGTGACAAGTTAATCACCGCGTTGATTGACGGCAAGCCACAATACTTACGCATTGAAATGAGTGGTCAGCATGCTCGTTTGATTCGTGAGTAACAGGCATTACAGCAGCCCTTCAGTGTGAGGGGCTGCGATAATGCCAAAGCTCGTTATCAGCACCCGCCGCGCACCCAGCGCACTGGCCGATAGCGGGCTTTTTTATGGATAACTGAAGCAGGAGAAAGAGCAGGGCGGTGACTGATGAAAGAGTCGGACTGGAAAATCATAAGACACCGACTGGAAACCGGGGATGCCTCCGCCAGAGAATTGGGCAAGGAGTATGGAGTCAGTCATACAACGATAAATAACAGAGCCAGAAAGGAAGGCTGGAAAAAGCCTGGAAATAAAGTTTCCACTAAAAAGGTTTCCACACGAAAAGTGGAAAGTGGAAACTCGGAAACTGACAACTCGCCACCTCCCCAAAGAACAGGCGGGCACAAATCAAAAAATACCAGATTCGCCCCCTCATCTGATGATACTGATATCCCTTTTAACCCCGATGAATTCGGCATTTCTGACCAGCAGGCTAAGTTTGCGATGCTTGTTGCTCAAGGGAAAAAGCCGACAGAGGCATACCGACTGGCTGGGTATGAAGGGCAAGGTGCGACAGCTAACAGCAACGCCAGCCGTATGCTTAGAAATGCCAGGGTTTATCGTGCTATCAGCTACTTCCGCAATCAGTATCAGAAACGCTATACCGCAGACCTGGATTTACTGGTGAGTCAGTTGATGGCCATTGTCCAGGCCGACCCCAATCAGTTGGCACAATTTCGCCGTGTTAACTGCCGTTATTGCTGGGGCGAGAATCATCTCTACCAGTGGCGTGATATTGCAGAATTCGATAAGGCAGCGGCACAGGCCTCCAGAGATGGCAAACCCGAGCCGGAATCTGGAGGCCTCGGCTTTGTTGATAACGCCATACCCAATCCGGATTGTCCGAAGTGCTGCGGTGAGGGAACGGGACAGCTTTATATGGCTGATACCACTCTGCTTGATGGGGATGCGCGACAATTATATGCAGGGGCAAAGCTCGGGAAATTTGGTGTTGAGATCCTGCTGGAGGATAAGGCTGCCGCCCGGCGCGAACTTATCAAGCTGATAATGGCGACGAAAGGAAGTTCTGCTGGTGGTGCAACTGACAGTCGCAATGATCTGGAGCTTGAAGGACTGAGGCTTCGCAACGAAAAGCTGCGCACTGAGATTGAAAACCTCAAAAAAGGCGTGGGTGGTGAGAATAACGAAATAATTATCCACAACTCTCTGCCGATGCCGGGAGTGGATAATGTCGATTGAAATCTACCTCCCAAAACCTCATGAGGGGCAAATAGCTGCATGGACGGCGGCAATAGAGGAACGCTTCCACGCGGTATGCTGTGGTCGTCGCTGGGGTAAAACGGTGATGCTGGTAAACATCGCTACCAGTTTCGCTACGCGGAAATTTGCCGTTCCTACCACCGGGCAACTTATCGCGGGTAGGGTGGGGATTTTTACCGCACAATACCGCCAGTACCAGGAAATCTGGGATGAAATTAGCGCCGTTCTGCAACCGCTGATCCTCAGCCAGTCAAAAAATGAAAAGCGCATTATTCTCCGTAATGGGGGGCGCATCGACTTTTGGGTAACGGACAATAACAAACTGGCCGGGCGTGGGCGTAAATATCACGCTGTGCTGATTGATGAGGCAGCATTCACTAAATCGCCGGAAATGCTCGAGGAAATCTGGCCCCGAGCTATACGCCCGACGCTTGTCGATTACCGCGGCTGTGCGTGGGTATTTTCCACACCAAACGGTATCGACGAGAGCAATTTTTTCTACGCGATATGCCACGATGAATCCCTGGGATTTGTCATGCACCATGCGCCAACTTCATCGAATCCGTATATTCCGAAAGAAGAACTGGAGGAAACGGAGAAGAAATCCGATCCGCGCGTCTGGCAGCAGGAATATCTTGCCGAGTTCGTGGACTGGTCCAAAGACGCGTTACTCGATGTCGATAAGCTGCTGGTGGACGGTCAGCCGATTGAGATGCCGCCGTACTGCGACATGATTTTCGCAGTGATGGATACGGCGCTGAAAGGCGGGACCGAAAATGATGGTACTGGCGTGTTGTATTTCGCTTATGAGTCAACGTATTCGGAAGAGCCAAAACTGACGATTATTGACTGGGATGTGACGCAAATTAAAGCGTCATTGCTTCCTGAATATATCCCCGGCGTTTATGACAACCTTGAGCGCCTCGCGAAATTATGCCGTCCGCGTCTGGGCAGCCAGGGAATTTTTATGGAAGACGCCGCGATGGGGGCAATCCTCAACCAGAAGGCGGAAACCGAAGGCTGGGATATGACGCCGATTAAATCGGCACTAACCAGCAAGGGCAAAGACGAACGGGCGGTGATGGCATCCAGCTACCACTATCAGGGGATGTGCAAAATCGTCCGGGAGGCTTACGACAAGACCGTTTCATTCAAGCGCACCACCGCAAACCACCTCATAAAACAAATCGCCGGATTCCACCTGGCGGATAAAGACGCGCATAAACGTGCTGATGACCTTTTCGATTGTTACACCTATGGATTGATCATCGCGCACGGTAATTACGCGGAGTTGTAAAAATCAGGATATTTTTGATGGCAGAGATCGAGATTACTGGCGGCCTCGGTTCAGCACTGATGCGTATTCTTGAGGCTGAAGAAATTCAGCCGGGAACCGATATTGGCTATGAATTGTGTAAGCTGCTGTGGCAATTCCATCCTCTGGGCGGAAAACTTGTCGAAAAACCCATACTGATGGCGATGTGTAAGCCGCGACAGTATAACGTGGAGACAGATCCTGACGAGAGGGTTGTGCGGCGTTTCCAGGAGGTATGGGAACGTATGAGGGTCAACGAGAAGATAAAAAATCTGTTTTTTCTGTCTCGTTGCTACGGTGCTGCAGCGATCGGCGTGGGCACCGACAGTGTTTCATGTCGTGAGCCGCTTCCGACATTCGGGCTGACAGAAGAGGATGTGTATATCAACGCGTGGGATCCGTTGAACGCTTCCGGTTCGATGGTGACTGACCAGAACCCAAACAGTCCGTTTTTCCAGGAAGCCAACAAAAGGCTGAAGATTGGCGGAAAAGACTGGCATCCGTCACGCACACTGAAAATCTTCAACGGCACACCGATTTATCTGGAGTTTCAGAGTTCATCGTTCGGATTCACCGGACGAAGTGTGTTTCAGCGCGTTCTTTATTCCCTGAAATCCTATATCAACACGATGGAGGCGAATGATCTCGTCAGTCAGAAGGCGGGCGTACTGGTAGCTAAAGTTGTGCAGTCCGGTTCGAAAATGGACGGGATCATGGCTGCTGCCACGGGGCGTAAAAGGGAAAACGTGAAAGCCGCCAAAAATAAAGGCGTGTTGAGTATTGGAAAAGACGAAGACGTAAGTTCACTGAACCTGCAAAACATCGACGGGGCGCTGAATACTGCCCGCGGCAATATCATTGCTGATATTGCCGCCGGGAGTGACGTTCCGGCCATTATTATCAAGGAAGAAGCATTCAGTAACGGATTCGGTGAAGGTAAGGAGGACTCGAAAGCACTCAGCCAGTATATCGATGGTGTACGCCAGCAGATTGAACCTGTGATGGATTATTTCGAACGCCTGGTGCAGTACATCGCCTGGAACGAGGAATTTTATCAGTCGCTGAAAAATGATTACCCGGACATCATAACCGAGGACTATAAAACCACGTTTTACCAGTGGCGGCGCGAGTTTACCGCGACGTGGCAGGAGCTGGTGGAGGAGTCGCCGGACAAACGCCGGGAAAGCGACAGTAAAGTGATTCAACAGGCGATAGCACTTTTCTCTGCCGTGTCGCTACAGGTTGATCCTGAAAACCGTGCCGCCGTCACTGAATGGCTGGCAAGCCTTGTTAATGCCACGCAGACCTATGGCGAAGCTCCACTCATCATTGATGTGGACGCCCTGGCGAATTATGAACCACCGAAGCAGGAGACGCCTGATGGCAATTTCCAGCCGGGCGGGGAGGAAGAAGAAACGGATCAGGACGCTGTATGAGGTTCTGACGGATGCCGTTAACTACTACGTAAATCACGGGTGGGATAGCGAAAAATCATTGCTCGAATGGTGCCGGAAACTCCGTGTAGCCGCTCAGCGAGAAACCCCTGATGATACCGTAGCCAGAAAACATCTCACCGCTATCTACAGCCGTCTTGTCATCGACGGCGGGGCATTACGGGATCAGCCTCCTGACGGCCCTAAAAAAATCACTGTTGAAAAACTGAAACCTGAGTTTCGCAAGGAACTCGACAGGCGAATTTTCGCCAGTGCCAACCTGATAAAACTCAACCGCGAACAGGCTATCGAGAAAACCATACAGCGTTTTCAGGGATGGGTTACGTCCATTCCGCCTGACGGGGTGAGCGAAATTGATCGCCGGGAAGTGAAGTCCGGTTTTCAGAAGTCCGTGAAGGATATGGATTTTATCAGTCGCCGGGTGGCAATTGACCAGGGACATAAGCTGGCGAGCAACGTTAAGTATCTGCTGGCTGTTCAGAGTGGTGCGATTGCTCTGCGCTGGCATTCTAACTGGCGGCGTCCGGGCTACAAATACCGACAGGACCACAAAGAGCGCGACGAGAAAATTTATCTCCTCCGCGATTCGTGGGCGCTGGAGCAGGGGCTGATTAAGCCCGTATATGGTTTTTATGACGAAATCACTGCTGCCGGGGAGGAGGTTTATTGCAGTTGCGATGCACTGCCGATCTACGCCCCTCAGAAACTACCCGACGAATTTTTAACGGAGAAGGGCAAACGTGAGTTTAACCGAGCTTGAAGTGGCAGAACGCATCAGGGACGGAACCGTACCGTCTCCGGTGAAATTCTCCAACATGTGGCTGGTGAATTTGCGAATAACCGGAACCGGGCTTGCCTATCGCGCCGGGCTGAAAGAGCACGTCTGGCGTGATCCAAAGCTCTATCTGAACGAGGAGTTTTTAAGGCGATGCAATGGCCTTCCGGTTATCGCAAACCATCCTGACGACGCAGTTCTGACGGAGGAGGATTTTAAATCGCGGATCGTCGGTAGCGTCATGCTGCCGTATATCCGGGGTGATGAGGTATGGGCGGTGTGCCGCGTTTACCTCCAGAGCATTGTTGAAGAAATCACTGAGGGGGATGTTTCGACAAGCCCGTCGGTGGTGTTCAACAGCACATCAGGAAATGTGGAAGTACAGGAAGGTGACACCAATTTTTTAATCGAGGGCGTTCCTTTCCTTGTTGATCACATCGCCCTGGTGACGAAAGACCACGGCTCACTGGGCGTGTGGGATAAAGACCGGATCCCCGCAGGGGTTGAAGTGACAAACACAGGTGAAATCGAGATGGAAAAAGAAGAACTCCAGGCCCTGTTACAGGGGGTGGTGAACGATGCCCTGAGCGGCATTAATCAGAAAATCGATGGAGTAGTCACGCGCATGGACTCACTGGAACAGCGGGACAAAGCGCGGGCGGATGCTGAAGAGCAGGCGAAAAAAGAGGTCGAAGAAAAGGCCAAAGCCGATGAAGCCGCAGAGGAACAGCGTAAAGCTGATGAAGCTGCGGCAAAGGAGCCGGAAGAAAAAGCCAAAGCTGACGAGGCAGCAGCCAAAGACGCTGAGGAGAAAGCAAAGGCTGATTCCGAAGCAGAAGAACAGCGTAAGGCCGACGAGGAGGCAGAAAAAGAACGCAATGATTCTGCCCTGGCAGAAGCGCAGGCAAAAGCCGACTCCGCATTCAGAGCCTGCGGTAAAAACGCGCCAGCACCGTTTTCTGGTGAAAATGCGCTGGACTACCGCAAGCGTGCGCTAATCGCTATGCAGAAACACTCTCCGGCACATAAGGACGTCAATATTCGCGCGATTGCGGATTCTGCAACGCTGGCTGTGCTTGAGGACGCAATTTTCAGTGCCGCCCGTCAGTCCATCGAAAAAGAAATGATGAGTACGCAGGGGCAACTGCATAAACGTATCCGCAACGATGAAGCCGGACGTCGCATTACTGAATATCAGGGCGATCCGAACGTCTGGCTGAGTGCTTTCAAAATTCCGGGGCGTCGTCTGGCAAAAATTAACACTCAAGGGAGCCTGAACAATGGCTGATATTAACTTTCATCCGTTTAAAAACCGTGGAGCATTTGGTGGCCTTTTTAACGTCGAATCCCGTGGGCTGATGCAGGGGGATGCGCAGGATGATCCGGCAATTCGTCTGCAACTTTGCTCCGGTCGACTGGACAGCAAAATCACTGAACCGGTATGGGGTGGCGTTGGAGTTATGGAGTGCATTGCTCCCGCGAAAGACAGCGTTAACGGCGCGGTAATTAAACAAGCCACGAAGGACGCCTGTAACGCCTTTACTGTCTTTAATCAGGCATTTCATGGCATTACCACGCCGGATAATCCGGTGCCGTTATATCTCGCGGGTGGCTTTGTTCACTATTACCGCGTTGGCTCAGGTGCCCGCATTCCTCTCCCTGTCAGTGCAGAAGTTGTTGCGCTGGCTGATGGAAATAACACCGTTGCTGCCAGTGGTTTTGTGTGGGATCTGACGAAAAACATGGTTGATGTTTATTCGGGATCACCCGGCGCTAATCCGAAAGTGGATATTAAGCTGCTGATGGTTTCAGTTGACGGAAACCTGACGGTGAAAAAAGAGGATGGCGGTAACGTTGTCTGGGAAATCGGCAAACCGTGCGGCCTGTTTTTAATTTAAGGGGATATTAATTAATGAGCGCATTTACTCCTGCGACTACTATTGTGTCGCCGTCAATGGTGCTGCCGGAAATGATCGTGCAACAGAGCATGGCTTCCGGGGCGTTTGAAGTCCTGGCTGGTGGTGCTCCAGCGGTAAAAATCAGTTCCAGTGATTTGATGGTCTATCAGAAATATCTGCGCATGACCTCGCAGGCGCAGGTCAGCCAGTCTCTGCCGGGTCAGTTACCGTCTTCCAGTATCTCTGGCGGCTATGACGGAATGATGACTTACCGAATTTCTTCCCGCTCGCAATACAGCTATCTCGATACTGATGCAGCAGATCGCTGGGGCTATTCTCTGATTGAAGGCCTGCGCCTGGCTAACCGTCAGGGACACGCTCAAATGTTGCGTAATATGCTGCTGTATGGCGTGAATGCAGCTAATAACGAGGGGATCACCAACTCACCTAACGCAGTGACGTTGAATCTGGGCAACGACAGCAAAGGCAATGATTCTTACACCACCTGGGATTCCGGTGAGATGGCTAAATTTATGCTTGGCCTGATTGCTGACCAGAAAACCCGCATGTTGCTGCTGGGGCAGCCATTAACGACTGTTATTCTGAGCCCACAGCGATTCATGAAGGCGCTGGAGTGGACAGGAATTGTTGAGCTGACCAGTTACCAGCGTCCTGGTGGTGGTACCGGAACGGTGGGAACGATGGTTAAAGACGTCGCCGATAAGGCGACAGGCGACGACATCATTTTCTGCCAGGACGACACGCTGATCGGTAAAGGCGCTGGTGGTAATGACCTGATCATCGTTACGAACCCGACGATTGAGGTTCCGGAAGCGCGTCACACCATTAACACCAATATTTTCTCCACGCTGGTACCTAACCAGCAGGCCGTCAACGTGATGTTCTGTGATATGGCAGCGCCGACGGAAATTCCGTCCCCTATGCCGGATGGCGGCCTGACCACGTTGTATACCATGCGCGCGACGCCGGGCTGGAACTTCCGCCCTGAGGGGATCACCCTGTTGTCTGCCAAATACGCATAAACGTTCAATCTGATAACGCGGGGAGCTAAATGCTCCCTTTTTTGTGGGAAAAATTTATGAAGCTCTACATCGCTAACTGCTCACGTCAGCCGCACACGTTCAACTACAAACTCCCCGAAAAAACGCAGTCGTTCGGTGTGACAATTCCGTCCGGACGTCAGCATATGATCGAAAATCAGTCCGATATTATCGACCACATCATCCGACAGCATGAGCCTTACGGATTCCAGCGTTGTGACAAGGTGGACAAGAATTTTTCCGGTATCTGCTATTCCATCGATAAACCTGTGAGCGTCGGTCGCATTGAGGATTGCGCGGAGCAGAAAACGGAAAATCTGGAATCCCTGTCAGAAGAAATTCTTGCAGCCAGCGCCGTATCGCTGAATAACGCAGTGGATCAGGCAGTGATTCAAAGTGGCGAAAAACCTCAACCGGGTGGTATTGAAATGGAAATCACCGGGGAAGCGATTAACACTGAACAGGAAAATCCGCCCAGCACAAAGCGAAATATTAAGGTTAAAAAATAATGACCTTGCGTCCGTCACTGGAGGGATTTATTCGCTTTGTTCGTGACGACATGAAAGTACCGGTTCACGCTATTGCTGACGATGATCCGACGCTGGAATGTTGCTTTCAGTCTGCGATGGAGCTAATCCCTCACGATCAGGGGCTGGAGCGTTTACCCATCATCTATGTGCGAACGGTTTATAACGCTGCCGCCTCATTTCTCCTGAATTTCGCTCCCGGCTCGTGGTTTGCCGACCTGAGAAAAAAACTCAACCTTGGGAAACTGGCTACCGGGCTTGTCAGCGCGGCAGCAGACCAGGGGACATCTGGTTCGATCACCATTAGCGACGCGCTGAGTAATCTGTCTTTGCTGGATTTGCAGATGTTACAGGATCCGTATGGACGACAGGTTGTTGCGGTGCTGATGCAGATGGGCACGGTATGGGGTTACACGCCATGAAACTTTGTTTTGGGGTTATCGACCAGCCGTATGACTACGGCGACGAACCGGGAAAAACCACGTTTGACGTGGCCTGTGACCTCGAGGAGCGATACGAAATTTTTACGCACTTCTGGGAAATGCATAAGGACGAGATTATCCAGGAGGCAGGTACTGAACTGGCGTACCAGTTGGTCAATCACTTCAAGTATAAGGCTCCGCTACCTGGCGAGCATTTTCTGGAAGGGACCGGGAAGATTTTCCATATATTTCTTGAAACCGAAGAAATGGCCGGAATGACGATCAACGGAAATCAGGTCCCAACCCAGGCTGCGTTACAGGGTGTTAACTCAAGGCTTAAGGACAAATATACCGGGGAGCGGCGCCCGTCATTCATAGATGGCGGCCTGTTTAAGGGCAGCTTTATAGCGTGGATAGATAACAATGCCGAGTCTTGAAGAATTAGCCGAACAGCACAGTTCGCAGCTCTCGTCCGTTCTTAAATCCGCAGTTGAAACCATCTCGTCAGACCAGGAAATCACGTTCAGGCTCTATGTCCGGCAGGTTCTGCCGCTGGATGGTTTTGTCTATTGGGTTAATGCGGAAATCATCAGTTGCGATGAACTGTGTCGTCTGAATATTGAGTCACCAACTCGTCTGAAAATCAAAGGCAGCCTGCATCGTCAGGTTATTGCGATTCAGGACGAGTCTGTCTCGAAGGATGTGAACAATATTATTTTCACGCCTGTTCAGCAGGTTGATGATTTTAATGTGGAAAATCCCGATGCGATCTATCTCGGTGAGTACGGAGGCGTCCAGTTCGCTTTTTCACGAATGGAGAGCCGTTATCAGCAGTCGGGTATTTTTCATTATCGCGGCATGGCGATTTTACCAACCATGCGTTCTCAGATTATCGACTGCGAGGAGGATATCAGCGACGAGCAGATCATCTCCAACAGCATCCCGATCTGGCTGCAAATGAAAGATGCCGCGACCGTGTATCCGTCTTACCTGGTACCGCAGAACCTTCGCCCTCCGTATATCGCGGTGGATGTTCGCAACAGTATTCCGTTGCAGGTGGCTCCCGTTGTTTTCGGCGGTGAGCGGTTCCAGCTAGTCCAGGATTCGGTTCGCCTGACGCTTTACGGATTCAGCAACAAAATGGCGCTGGATCTTGTCGACTCGGTGGTGAACAGGGCGCTGGAGGAGGAAAAGTTTGGTGTAACCAATATTCCGGTGGTTCAGGACGCAAAGTCGGGACAGGTTGAAATCAACGCTCTGGCGAAGAAAAAGATTGTCGATTTTGACGTGAATTACTACCAGAGCACCGCCCAGGAAATGTCCCGGCAGTTGATTGAAAAAGTTATTTGTAAATATGAGGTTAAATAATGGGATTTAATATCGTCACGGTGAATGTGTCCCAGACCATCGGGGCCATTCCCTCGAATTTGCAGCAGATGTCTGCGGTTCTCTCGTTTGGTTCCACGACTCATGAGCCGGGAAAACCTGTATTACTCACCCGTAATCAGGATATTAACGAACTGGTTAAAAATCCGATTGCTGGCTTGTCGGCGGCTGCCGCAGGAAGATCTGCGGCAAGCGTCACCGTTACGATGACGCTTCCGGAAGGGAGCAACATCCGACGCGAAAACAGTTCTGAGGTGAAAATTGTTGTTTCCGGGTGTTCGCCCGACGCGTGGAATGGCGAATATACTGCTACCGTCACGGATGAAAAAACACTGACCTGGACTATTACTGATTCTCAGCTTTCCGGTTCTCCAGTGACGCTGGGGCAGTTTTCTATTGCTGGCAGTGAAAATCTGGTGACGGCAGTAAACACGTTTTTTGCCCAGGGAAATTCAGTGGGGATTTACCTGCTGGAGTTGGGAGTACAGAAAGGCGGAGTCAGTAAGGAAATCGCTGCACTGAAAGCTTATATGGAAGATCCGCTCCTGCGTTTTTATGCGTATCTGGTGCCGCAGCCGTGGGATGGTGACGCAGAGTTTATCAGTCTGGCAAAACTCCACACCGCCAACGAAGCGATGCAGTATTTCTTCGTGCTGACGAAAACGCCGGACGACACGAATTACGTTTCGCCTTATGCCGGTATTAAGTCGGTTATTGCAACGGCGGATGATACGTACCCGGCGACAAACGCGGCAGCAGCCGTAATGTGGAACTATGTTTCCGCATCACCTTCAGAAATCAACAAGGTGCCGCCGATGGCATTTCGCTATTTACAGGCGGTAAACGCCCACAAGGGCAAAAATTCCATTCTGGCCACGATGACGAAGCAGAATATTAACTACATCGAAACGGGTGCTGAGGGTGGAATCTCCAACACGATCCTGGTGAAAGGCGTTACCAGTGACGGTAACGATATGACGTACTGGTATTCCGTGGATTGGGTGCAGATTAACGTCGATATGCAGCTCGCCAACGCGGTGATCAACGGCTGCAATAACCCAATTAACCCGCTTTACTACAACCAGGACGGGATCGACCGTCTGCAGCAGGTCGCACAGGCGGTGTTCAATACGGGCGTATCTTACGGCCTGGTCAACGGCCAGCCTGTCGTAGATGCAGTGCCTTTCCGCCAGTATATCAACACGAATCAGAATGATTACGGTATCGGGCGTTATGCGGGCCTTTCGGCCTCCTATACGCCGATGCGCGGATTTGTCGAAATCATTTTTAACATCAATGTGACAATGCAGCTTTCGTGAGGGACTGAACCGTGCCTAATCCAATGATCCCCGTTGGCACCCTTAACCGGGTTCGCGCCAGCGTTAAATTCACCTCTCATTCCGAACTGAATGTGTCCGCCTCATTTCTGGCAAAAGAAGGCGTCGAATTGTCCTTTCAGGGCAATATCACGGAGTTTTTACCCGCCATGACGGGAGCCGTGCAGTCGCCGCAGCCATACATGATTTTACAGGCGCGTGTTCATCTGCTGCGTAGCCAGGCGCTGGGAAAACAATTCAAGGCGCAATGGGAAAAGAACGCCACGATCGGCGACGCAAAAGTGTATAGCGACAGCACGGTGTTCGGTGACTTCGATATCTATAACACGGCGATCACCAACGTGCAGGATATGACCTTCGCCGGGGGCGAGCCGGGTGTGGCCATCACCATTACCGGTACGTATTACATCAACTCTGAAATGTGGGATCTGGTATGAAAATCTCCCGAAATCTGAATCTGATTATTCCTGTCCGGACAGAAAAGGGTAATGGCTGGATCCATGCCACGCCGATCAGCAAAGAGGTGTTTAAAGAGCATTTCTTTATTCTGAGTAAAACTTTTTCTGCCATTTTTTCTGAAGGTCTTGGTGTCGTTGCGGGGCCGCGTATCGCTTATTTGATGCTGGAGCGGATCTCGCGTGATTCTAACGCTTGGGAAGGTGATAAAGGGGTTCGTAATACACTGGTTAATGAGGTCATTCGCCTGGCAAACCTTGTTTACCCAGTGGAGGGTAAAGGCTACGACACAATCCCTCTCGATATGGCGCTGGAGCGTGAAATCATTGATTTGGATGAAGTGGCGGGTGAGCTCATTTTTTTTACATGCGTCTCGTCGATAAATTCACCGGAGCAGGCGAAGGGGACTATGGATGTGGTCAATGGAGTATGGAGCACTCAATGCTCGTTATTGAATCTTACGGAATGGATCGCTTCATTGCCGACATTGAAATCAGCCGCCAGTTCTGGCGCGACGGCGAACACGTCATCAGCGACATCCTCGACTACTCAGCCGGAGCCGGATTCAGAGACATCTGTGCAGATTCCGGCCTAAATGTAAAAACAGCAGCTCAGTTTCGTGAGCTGCTCAAATTCAAAAATCCCGCAGGAGTATTGTGATGGCTGGTAACCAGATGCCAGTTCTGACGCTGGATGTTAATGAAGAACACCTCAGGCGGCTTGAGGCGATATTTGAAAAGTATCGCAACGGACTGATGATTGGCCCTGCCGGTACGCCGCTTAAAATACCTTCAAATACCGGTCCGGGAGGTGGCTCCTGGCAGACAACCACAGGCGGAGAAGCCAATCAGGCTCCCAGGAAACCATCTTCACCCGCGCCAGTTCTGGCTGCTTCCACTGATGGACGTTTAAGGGATGAAAAATGGCGCTTTGTTGGCAGCGGGAAAACACCTGATTCGCTGGTGAGCAACTATAAAGGTCGCGGCGAAACGATGTTTGATAAGTACCTCAGCGGGCTGGGGAAAAACGCCAAACAGACGCTGAAAACTTACAAGCAGATCAATTCTACGCTACGGACGACCACTTCGAGATTAAACAACCTGTTTAAAACCACCGTATCGTGGGGGACAAAACTTGCGGTTATGGGCGTTACCGGGCCGTTTGGCTTTGGCATGATGGCTCGTAATGTTGTAGAGAAACAGAAAAATGCTGATGAATTGCAGGCAACTCCAGGAGAGTTAAAGGCGGCAGAAAGCACTTATTCGCCTTATTTTTCCGGTGTTGGTAATTTGCTCAATACACTGGCAGCCGCGCAAAATGACACTCAGCATCCTGCTTACAACGGGCTAATTGGATTAGGGATAAATCCTAAAAAAGGGGCAGCAGAAAATCTTCCTGTATTGTTAGAAAGAGTTGCTGCTCTTGCAAAGGAGTATGAGGGAACCGGACTTACTCAGAGCATGCTCAGAGGTCGTGGCCTTGGATGGGTAAATTTTGGTATTGCTAACCAGTTAGTCAAATATCAGGACAAAATACCTGAACTCAACAAAGAGTTTTTATCGCGAGCTTCTCAGAATGACTCGTTGCTCACCTCTGGACATACAAGCCAGTATCAGAATCTTACCAGTAACTTAGAAAATAACTGGGATCAACTTACCAGCGGATTTCAGGGGGCAATGTCGGGTAACTCTGTACAGCTAATTAGAATATCTAATGGTGTAAAGAATGCTGGTCTAAATTTCCTTAACGGTGAGAACTTTAAAAGAATTTTGACTGATGTTGAAACAGGTCTGGATAAACTTGGTAAGTATGTAAATGGCCCGGATTTTAATAACGACCTGAATAATTTTGCCGAAAATGTTGCAAAGGTTGTTAAGGCACTTAGCGGGTTTGTTGGTTTTGCGGTTGAACATCCCTGGCTTTTTGGGGCCGCAGTACTTGCTGGACCATCGAGAGTTGGTGCTGTGGCAGCCACAACGACCGGAGTTGCCGCCCGTGTTGTTGGTGGAAGTCTTCTTGGGGCTACAGCCGGAACAGTAGCTGGATTGGCTATTCCTACAAATGACACACCAACCACCAGTGAGGAAATGAAAGGGCTGGAGGGGCGTTTCAACTTTGATTATTTTAACGAAGTGCAGGAGTGGCAAAAAAACAATCCGGGTAAGGTCTGGCCTGGAGGATTGCAGGGATTTTCAAATCAAGTAAACAGATCTGCATATTTATCCAGAGGGATCAGGAATAACAATCCCGGAAATCTTAATTTCGCAGGACAAAAAGGGGCTACCTTGGAATCGGGGCCAAATGCCCGTTTTGCCAGCTTCCCGACGATGCAGGAAGGCATTGCTGCCTTAGATCGGCAGGTAATGCTATACCTGAAACGCGGCAAAAATACGATTGATCAGATTATTGATATTTATGCCCCTTCATCTGATGGAAATAACACATCGTCCTATAAAAGCTATCTCTCTCAGTACACCGGATTAGGTGTTAAGGAGAAAATCGATGGTTCTAATTTTGAGATAATGAGAAAGCTAATTCAGGGCATTATTAACCATGAAAATGGGGACGCCGCTCGTGCAGTAAGTGGCGATGATGTGATGCGGGCGCTGGCAATGAACCGGGGAAACGTATATTCACCAAATAATACTTCTCAGGTAATCAGGCTCGACGTTCAACAAAAACCAGGTTCCGACATACTGGCACAACTCGCCGGAATGCAACAAATACCGGGGTAAACCATGTCACTTAATTACTTTGGACAAGCTTTCAAACTGGCGTTTGAAGTATCGCCCATTCTTTTAGTTGATGGCATAGCGTCGAAAATTCCCGGCGGGGTGATGCCGATTGCTGTTTTGACCGAAGGCCTAAGCATTGTGAACGGTCTGCTGCATGGCGAGATTCGTACACGCTCGATGGCGGCATTTACCCCGATGGCGGGGACAACGTTGGTTCAGCAGGATATTTGCAACCTGAATTTCTATAACCAGGTAACGGCAGCGAATGCGACCGTCAAGAAGCCTAACCGGGTAGTCATGCAGATGATCCGTCCGGCATCAACGGAGGACGGTGGCTACATCACTAAGGGGATGACATTCACGGCGCTGAAAATGGCGCTCGATATGCATAACCAGTATGGCGGTTGTTACACCGTAATGACGCCATCTTTCATCTACACGCGCTGTCTGATGCGGTCGTTTATCGATACATCCGGTTTCTCTGAGCAGAACAAGCAGGTTCAGCACACCTGGCAGATTGAGTTTGAGCAACCATTGTCGTCTGTCGAACAAACGGTAAAAACGCTGGCGAGCGTTCTGGATAAATTTGATAAAGGGATGCCGTCAGACGGGGCGCTATCGTGGTCAGGTATTAAGAACCAGGTCGTGCAGGAGTTTGGTTTTGGCTTATGACAACGTTAATTCCTTTCAAACCTGACGGGCGAGGACCATTTCAGTTCACTGCCAGAATCGGAGAATATGAAACATTCGCCCGCGTTCCGTTTAATCTGTATGCAAATCGTTACTACCTGGAACTGAAAGACAGTTCAGGCGACGTGATTGTATACATGCCTTTGATCGCGTCACCTGACAGTTACGACATCAATCTGGCGCTGCCTTGCTCTCCGGGGAAACTTGTTTTTCGCGAAAGTACGAATCAGTTTGAGGTTTCGTAATGCGTTATTACCGACTGGAAATTATTAATCCTAAAACAGGCAAGCCGCCAGTGGATAGCAATGGAAAACCCATTGGACCTTTTGATACCAATGAAACACCAGGATGTGGGTTGCATGTTGAATTTGACTTTGAAGTAACCGGCCTGGATGTAGTCTGTTCGGGTACGATGCTGACGATCTATGGATTACCAATTGACATGCTGAAGCAAAGCGTAAGTTTGCAGGGTTGTCTGGTACGTATGAAAGCAGGCTTTGTTCAGGGGTTACCACTGGCAAATAAGGATCAACAGGGGGAGGTAATCTATGGTGAAATTTATCTGGCCTATGCCAACTGGATCGGCACGAACCAGACTTTAAACCTGGTAATAAATCCAAGCATACGCAAAACCGATGACGGTAAACCTTTTTCAATTGAGGGGCAGGGGGAAGCAGGGGAAAGGGTGGGCGATGTTTTAGTCCGCGCTTTGCAAAAAGCATATCCCAATAAACTTATTGATTGCACAGTCAGCGACAACCTGGTTTTGCCAGAGCCGTGGACGGGCAAATATACGGAGATTGGTTCGCTGGCTATGGTCGTAAAAAACGCCTCTATTGCGATGATGCGTAATGAAAGGTATAGCGGAATCGCCATCAGTATTCTTTCCGACAGAATACGAATCTACGATAACGCATCGGCAAAGTGGGGTGAGCCAAAAACAATTCATGCCCATGAACTGGTCGGGCAGCCGACATGGATAGCGCCGTTTACCGTCAGTTTCAAATGCCCTATGAGAGGCGATATCAGATGTGGTGATGTGGTTAAACTGCCGGAGGGGCTATATTCTGGCGCTGCGTCGATTGTGATGGCTAATACAACGGTACCCAGCGTTATCGCAAAAAATTCGACCACGTTCACCGGGAAATTTCTTGTGAAATCAGTCAGACACATTGGTTCGTATCTGACAGCCGATGGCGATGCCTGGGTGACGGTATTTGAGGCATATGCTGAGAACTGGGCGAGGGTGTAATGTCAAACGCTCAAAAATTACCGTTTCTCCGAACACTGTCGGAGATGATGACCAGTTCTGGTAACCAGCAAGCCGAGCTTAAAGGCCGCGAATTGCCCTGCCATGTTGTCGATATCTGCGGGCAAATAGTGACAGTTCAGTTTGATATGCTGCCGGAGGGGATCAACTTCCCGCAGATAACAATCCCTGTCGCCACATTCCCGTATATCCGTTACCCGATACAGCCGGGCGATCGAGGAGTAACAATTGCCGCTGATGTATCACTGCGCGGTGTGTCCGGATTGGGAACCGGTATGGCAACGCTTTCTTACTCGATGTCGCTCACTCCCCTGTTTTTCGTGCCATTGGCAAACAAGGAGTGGTCCGACGAAGATCCGCAAAAAATCGTTTTGTACGGTCCGGATGGCGCGATCCTCAAAACAGAGGACGGCAGTAGCTCGGTAATGGTGGCTCTGGAAGAAATCAGGCAAAAGTCGAAAGCTGTTTACCTCGAGGCCGAAGATATTTTCCTGAACGGGAAAATTCACCTCAATGGACCGATCGTCCAGGACAAAGCCCAGATGAAGGATACAACCGCTTCGCTGATTGGTCCTCTTAATGTCGAGATGGATGCAGTTATCAACGGCGTGAGCGTCAGCGGCCACAGCCACGATGTGACTGGTGTTCAAAGCGGCAGCAGCACGATTACGTCGAAGAAACCAAATCCTGGTTAATACCGGTTCATTTCACTTTAAATTCTGACCATAAAACGAAAACCCCGACTGTTGGCCCAGTCGGGGTTTTCTGTTTCTCACCTTGAATACGCAAGGGATGATTACGTATGTTTGGAGGTCTTCCGTGATTAATTTTAGCGGAGGAGACTGGATTGTGAAAGCCTTAAAATTAGTGGCAAAAAGCAATACCTTACGACGCATGTATTACACCGCTGCACTCGTAGCTTTAGCATTTGCCTTTTCACCAGTACTGACAGAGTTAGTTAAAGTGATGGGGGCACGATGAGAACATGGGGCCGCGTCACCGACGCGAACGGCAACAAAAAATGGGTTGCAGTAGAATCTGACGCCAACGGTGATTTCTCCTACGGCTGGCTGACGACGCTCATTCAGACGTTAAAGCTGGGATTGGGGGAGTCGCCGTTTTACGCGAATTACGGTATTCCTGCACAGCAGTGCATCGTGCAGCAGATTTACCCAGACTACTATGTGAACATGGTTCAGCAACAGTTTGCTGGGTATTTTGCATCACTGGCAATTTCAAAGGTAGATGGAGCAGATAACCCCACCTATAACATCGATGTTGTGTTTTTTAATGGGACCAGTTACCGGACGCAGGTGCCGGTATGAATCACAGTTTTATGATAAAACTTTTACCTTGGTTTGGAGTGCTGTAGAGAGATATTTTAGGGGGGCGAGTAATTTTCTAAGCTGGAGCATATTGACATATATTATTTCGGATTTGCAAAATACATATTGTTACCATGGAGGAGACAAGCATGGAAAATTTTGCAAATAAGTTAAAAATACACACAGAGCATGTTGCAAAAATGGGGGTGTTTTGTACAACTGAAGAAACGACAAAACAAGCACTCATTATGCCATTACTAGATATTCTTGGTTTTACTCCGTATGATCCAAGAAAAGTCAAAGCTGAGTATAGTGCTGACTTCCCCGGGGTTAAGGCTAATGAACGGGTTGATTACGCTTTATTTTGTCATGATGTTCCTGTGATGTTCATTGAGGCGAAATCGTTTTCAGAACAAATTGATAATCACTGCCCACAGCTATCAAGATATTTTAATTCAACACCGGAAGTTACTATATCAGCCATTACAAATGGTGTTGAATGGCGTTTTTTTACGGATTTGAAACAAAAAAACATAATGGATTCAACGCCGTTTTTAAAAATAAGAATGGATTCTCTAACTCACTCCGATATTACACAATTATTTCGTTTTCGTTATGATAAATTCAAACCAGAGGCTTTACGGACACTGGCTGAAGAAAGTGTTTATTTGAATTCATTTACTAAAACAATCAGTTCTAGTCTTCGTGAAGTTGATCTGGAGTTTGTTCGATATGTTGCTAGTCGTTCAAATATTGAGAGACAACTTAATCAGAGATTTCTTGAGTTCGTGACTCCATTAGTTAAACAGGCCGTTGAGCGCGCTGTTAGCGCAATGGTGGTTTCCGGGCTATCTACACAACCGGTAGAGCAAACTAAAGAAAATGATGCAACGGATACACAAGTTAATAACGCCATTGTTGATGAAGAAAACCCCAACATAATAACCACAGCCAAAGAATTGGAGCTATTTGAAAGGGTAAAACAAATCATACAAACAGAAGATAATATAGAATATAAAGATACTGAGTCATATTTTGGTGTGCTATTGAATGGTAAAACTAATAGATGGCTGTTAAGATTTTATGATAAAAAATCTTCATTTATAACTTTACCTATTTCGCTTAGTGAAGTTCAGTTGAATGAAATAAGACGAGCTCGACTTGATACGGATGGTAAAAGGATACATATAACTAATCCGGAAGATATACTTCGCATATCTGGTTTGATTCTGGATTCATACGAGTATGTTAAAAATGATGATAATTTCCGCCGAGGGTCCAGAGTGAGCAGTTTAGAAGAGGTTGAATAAGTAAAAAACCCGCGAAAGCGGGTTTTTTAATGGAGTAAATATGTCAGAAATACCAATTACTATGACCAGTGCGGGGGCGCAGCCTACGCCACCCAATGATTTGCTTGCAAATCTTATCATCAGAGTTGCTGAAAAAGTACCTGGATATACAGCCAACCTTCCGGCGGGGCTTATTACTGACCTTGCCAGCACGGCAGTCGGGGCGCTGGCATTAATAGACCAGGCGCGGGTGGACCTTATTAACTCCGTAAGCCCATACGGCGCAAATATTCCGTTACTGATGCAACTCGGAAACATTTATGGAGCACAGAAGGGATTAAGTACAAATACGGCGGTATACGTGGTATTTGAGGCGTTGCCGGGGTTTGGTATCCCTAAAGGATTTGTTGTCGGTGATGGCAACTACCAGTATGCAGTTTCCCGCGATACGGTGGTGCCGGAAAGTGGGCAGACTGAACCAGTCTACTGTGTGGCCACAACGTCAGGCTCATGGGCTGTACCGGAAGGGACTGTGACGCAGGTTATTACCTCAGTACCAAAAGACCAGCCTGTAAAATGCACGAACCTTACCGCAGGGATGCCAGGTCAGGAGGCGCAGACGTGGGCATCTTACCGCGCCGAAGTCATGGAGTCCGGTATGTTTGGTGTGCAGGGAACACCGGATTGCTATAAAGCGATGCTCAAATCAGTAAGCGGTGTGCGAGAAAACCTGATTTCTTTCCGGCAGTCGTCGCTGGGGAAATGGGTTGCGGTTGTTGGTGGCGGTGATCCGTATGATGTGGCTTATGCGATTTACAAATCTGTACCGGATATTTCGAAACTGACCAACGATGTAAGCAATCCATCCGGTGCGGCAGTGGAAAAACGCACGGTTTCAATAACCGTTTCGCCGGACGTTTATCAGGTGCCGTTCGTTATCCCGTCATCACAAAACGTCATGGTGCTAATCACCTGGAACACGGTGTCTGATGATTATGTTGATCCGGCGGGTATTGCTATGGCTGTGCAGCAAAACGTTGCTGATTACATCAATTCAATTGAAGTCGGACACCCGATAAATCTTCTGCGTATCCAGGATATTTTTACCAGTTCTGTCAGGTTGCTGGTTGATGCGACGTTGATCTCAACAATCAGTGTGAGCATTGGCATTAATGGTCATATTGTTCTTCCGGCAAAAGACACAAGCCTGGTTTATGGCGATACCTATTCCTATTTTTCGACAGTGGCATCACAGGTTCAAGTTAACAAGTATGCAATATCTGACTGAAAAAATTCTCCCTGCTTATCCGTTTGTGCAGTACAGAGATGATCCGAATGTTGTTGCGTTCTTTGATGCATACAATGAAATTGCTCAGGAATACCTCGATTCACTCAACAATCTGGCATTGCCATGCTGGACATCGGAATCAATAACCGGGCAATTGCTGGACTGGATTGCTCTCGGGATTTATGGCGTTGAAAGGCCTTTACTACAGGTTTCCGAGGAGGCTATTGCACGCGGCGCATACGATACCATTGAATACAATACAATCCCTTATGCGGCAATGCGGAATTATGTTCCGGGGCAGGCATCGTATGTTCCGGATGATTATTTCAAGCGAATATTAACTTGGAATTTTTATAAGGCTGACGGTTCGCATTTCTGCATTGACTGGTTAAAGCGCCGTGTGGCACGGTTCATTCATGGGAAAAACGGAATAGACCCGCCGTTGCAGCACACTTTTGATGTGAGCGTGACTGTATCGGACAGTGTTTTTTCTATTCAGATACCAGAATATGGTGATGGTATAGGCTATTTTCTGAAAGATGCCATTGACCAGAAATATGTAAAACTCCCTTTTATTTATTCCTATGCAACAACGGTGATTCAAAAATGATTCTTGGATTCGGAAATAACGTTGTTTCAGCACTGGCTGGTGATATTACGACGATTCAGACTGATATTCCGGTGATGCCGGGCACGGGAGCTAAATTTGCAAAATTGCTTTCTGCCGATTTTGAAAATAAATCGAACGGGCAACGCGTCTATGCAAAAATTACGCTTACCGATAATAAAGAGTCTGCATTTGAGATTTGTCACCTGGTATCGGTAAGCGGTGATGTGCTGAAAGTCATTCGTGGGCAGGAAGGAACAACCGCGAAAGGTTGGTCCCTTAATGACGTTGTGGCTAACTTTGCCACGCGTGGATCGGAAAACTATTTCGTACAGATAGCGCAGCTTCAGAGCGGTCATTATATTGCGGGTGTTACTGGTGGCACTGCAAACGCACTGACGCTGGAACTTCCCTCGACGTTTTTTGTTAATGGAGGTACAGATTGGACGCTACGAACTCCGATTATAGTTTTCCCCGTTCAGAACAATACCAACGCGGCGACACTTCAACTAACACTAGGCGGAAAGGTTCTTGGTACGTTCCCACTTTATAAGGGGAACAAGTCCGAGCTGGTAGCGAATGATATCATTAAGGGTATTCCTTTGATTTGCCTTCTTGATAGCGAGAAAAGCTATTTCAGTGTGATAAACCCCGGCAATATCTATTCAGATTTTGATCTGCGATATGTAAAAAAATCTGGTGATTTGATGACCGGGGAGCTGAAAATACGTGGTGTTAATGCATTGAGGATTTTTAACGAGGCTTTTGGCCTTATTTTTCGCCGTTCTGAAGAGTGCCTGCACCTTATCCCTACTAGTGAAGGTCAGGGCGAGAATGGAGATATTGGTCCCCTGCGTCCGCTCACCATTAATTTGCGGACAGGAGAGATATCCATGTCGCATAAAGTGTCTGTTGGCGGTGGTTCTCAGGTCAATGGTGCACTGGGTATCGGCGTTCAGAACGCGCTGGGCGGAAACTCAATTGCTTTCGGGGATAACGATACAGGTATAAAACAAAACGGCGACGGCATTCTGGATGTTTATGCGAATGGACAGCATGTATTTCGTTTCCAGAATGGTGTGGCGATAGCGTTAAAAAATATTCAGGCCGGAAATGCTAAAAAATTCACGTTATCCAGCGCCAACAACTCCACGAAAAACGCAACGTTTAATTTATGGGGTAATTCATCCCGACCTGTAGTTGCAGAGCTTGGTGATGATTCCGGCTGGCATTTTTACAGCCAGAGAAATACCGATGGCAGTATCACATTCGCTGTAAACGGACAGATGACCCCATCAAACTATGGAAATTTCGATGCCCGTTATCAGCAGCGAAATGGCGGCGTGCAGGATGTGCGCTATGGTTCCGAAATGTATTACAAACCTGGCAGCAATGTAATCTCCTGGACATATCACGCTCCTGCGGGACACGGATTGTCAGGGATATCGATATCGGATACTGGTAAAAATTCAGCGGATAACGTCAACGGCGTGTATTACCGACCGCTTCAGAAACTGATTAACGGCACCTGGTATAACGTGGCGAGTGTTTAACAATGTTGCATTTAAAAAATATTACTGCAGGCAATCCGAAAACCGCAGAACAATATCAGATGACAAAACAACATGGTATCACCTGGCTTTTTTCGGAAGATGACAAAAACTGGTATGAAGAGCTGAAAAATTTTGCCAGTGACACCATAAAAATGGTTTACACCGGAGACGGGCGCGTGGTTTGGGTCGGTAAGGATGTGACAGGCATTGAACCCCGTAACGCCAGTGTTATTGAAGTTCCTGATATTACCGCTAACCGCCGTATTACCGTGCCTGGTTACTGGTTTTACCGCGACGATAAATTTGTCTTCGACTACAAACTTAAAGCGGAAGATGAGCGCGATGCCCTGTTACAACGGGTCAGCATCATGACCAGCGAATGGGAAAAAGACCTGCTGCTGGGATTAATCAGTGACGACGACAGGGAGAAGCTGAAAGCGTACCGCATTTACGCGAAATCGCTGCAGGCGATGGATTTCAGCACCATCACTGATAAAACCTCATATAACGCCATTGAATGGCCCGTCTCTCCGGAAGCCTCTTCCTGATTTAATTTATCGCGAGAAAAACTATGTCTGTAGTGATATCAGGTGCGCTGATTGATGGCGCAGGTATCTCCATGTCCGGATGCCACATTATTCTGAAATCCCGGGTAAACACCTCAGAGGTGGTGATGCGCACAGTTGCCGACGTGGTGACAGGAAACTGTGGCGAGTACTGTTTTGAGGCGCAGACCGGAAAATATTGCGTATATCTGAAACAGGGCTGGCGCGACGAGTACTGTGTTGGCGATATTGCTGTATACGACGACTCAAAGCCCGGCACGCTGAACGATTTTCTGACTGCCCTGGATGAAGGCGACCTCAAACCCGACGTGGTGAAACGATTTGAGGAAATGGTGGCGCAGGCGCAGCAGGGTGCCGAAACCGCAACAGAAAGCGAACGACAGGCAGGGCAACATGCAGATGCTGCCGCCCGGGCAAAAGAAGAGGTAAAAAAACTGGCGGAAGGTGTTCAGCAGAACGCCGACGCTGTTGCGGAGGGTAAACAACAGGCCGAAAATCTGGCCTCGCAGGTTGAGAATGCCGCCGCAGAGGTAAAAAAGGACGCTGAAGCTGCTAAACAGGCCGCATCCGGTGCAGAGCAGGCCAGAGCAGATATTGATACTGCGTTATCTGCGACACTGAAAACGGCGAATCGCCTGTCAGAGCTGGCTGATGAAGGTGAAGAGGCTCAGCAGGAATCCCGTGATAATCTTGGACTGAAAAGCGCTGCCACAATGACGCCACAGAGCGACATTCGTGACCGGACTGAAGGTCGTCTGGCGACACCTGGCGCATTTGGTTTTGGGCATATTTTTTTGCCCGCAGAGCGTATCCGTTTTAACACAGAGGATGATTTTCTGGCATGGGTAAGGAATGCGACGCCGGGTGAATATTTTGTTGAGGGTGGCAGTAAAATCATATCCGGAGGTGTGTTGTTTAACGGGGTGGTCAGAATCCGGTGGGTTGAGGCACACAATAATCCACCGGAACCGCGATATACATCAAAGGCCATTATTTTCTACGGTATCAATGGCGATGTTTATTACAGCCGCTACTGGACAACAGGTAATGGTTATCTGACTGGCTGGGAAAATCTGAAAATTACCTCACAGGACATTATCTCTCTTTTGTCCGGTATTGCTCCCGGTACCACGGACGGCTGGTACGGTGCAGGCAGTCTTGTACTGGCGGCTTATAACGGTAAGGGAGATGCAGACACCGACCGCCGGATAAAGCGCGGTTACAGTTATCCGGGGTCACGCCTGAGTGCGGTTGAATTTATGTGTTACGGCACGACCGGTAGCAGGGTTGGATATAACGGCAGCGTTTCCGTATATGTGCGGGGTTCTGGTGGTGGTATGCCGGGGTCATATCGTGCACTGTCAGGCGATGAACTCGGGTCTGCCGGGTCAGCCAGTGTCATGATTGGTTTGTTCATACGTATTGCGTAG